CTCTACATCATCTTTTATATCTTGTGGATAAGTTGTGTTAAGTTTTTGAACAACATTGTTTATATCCCTACCAAATTGATTTAAGTTTTCAGGTTGATATGTAGGAGTAGCCTGAGCTACGATTTGTTCAACTTTAGCCATTATCTTCTACCTCCAACATGTATATCTGCTCTAAAAGTTCCGTATCTCCATGTTTGACCAGTTCCTGTATTAGCTATTTTAAATGATGCTGCTCTACCTCTGGATCTTGTAAATACTTGTGTGGTAGAAGAGTTCACCGTAAATGGTCCGGTTATTAAGGCTCCACTTGTTGACGAAGCTCTAGTATCTGATGGAAAATCTCTTAATAAAATTGTGACTTGTGCATCACCTTGTTGATTTTTAAAATCAGGTATAAATCTACTAATTCTTAACATGAACTCTCCATCTCCAGCTATACCTCTTTGATCTAAATCAAAATCTCCAGATTCTATATTTGCTGGTATTGCTGTGGTTCCACTTGTGTCTACTTGGTCAGTACCAACTTCATGTGCATAATATCTTGTAGCTCCGTTTGATACACCACTAATTGATCCTTGAGTAGGAGCACTATTTTCATCAAATTTAGTAGCATAAGGTTTATCATAAACTCCTTGATCAACCCATGTTGTTCTAGGAAATAAAGCATTATCATTTGTTGTCCATACTCCACCAGGTATGTTTTGTGAATCTCTTGTGTTATAAGTTACAGATCTGTTAATAAAGTTGCTATCACTTGATGGATAAAACCATGTAATTTCATTAAATTTATCATTTACACCAGCATGGACTATTAATTCTGAATTATTGTTTAAATTACCAAATACATCATCCTCAACTAAACACGGTAATTTTTTAACTGATGCACCATCAAAAAAGAAAAAACTGTCTTCTGACATCCAATAAATAATACCATCAACTTCTATTGCTGCATGTTGAGATATTAATCCACAGTTTGTACCTACTTGTTCAAATCCAAAAGTAAAAGGTGCACCAATAAATCTCATGGTAAATAGTGCAGTATCTGACCAAATATAATTACCATTTCTACCACGTAAAACTCCTATTATTTTAGATCCGTCCGCTAATCTTTGAGTGCCGGCAGTATTAGTTGCAGTTGGTGTATATGTATTTATATCTTCTTGGTTTGAAAATCTTAAAAACATAGCGTCTTGACTTTCAGTGGTGCCAATTGTTGTTTCAGTTCCAAAAAAACATAGGTGTCTATCTGGTGTTGATACTAATAAGTCCCTAGAAGCTGTTGGCGCATTAGTTATTAAAGTTGCTCTCAGTGGTGTTGAGATAGCTCCTGCTGCTGTAGGATCCCATTCAACAGCTACACTATTAAAAATTAAAGCAATTAATTTTTGTCCAAAATTTGTTAGTCTCCATTGAGCAGGTTCAATATCTACCCCTATACCACTTGCTTGACCCCAAGGGACAAAATCTGTTGCATTTTGAACTGTAGAGCCATCTGAATGTGTTGCGTCTGTTGTGCCTTGAGCACCTCTGCCTAAAGTTTGTAATATATTACTAGATTTAGTTGCATAAGTAATTAATTCAGATCCAATTAAAACTGTACCTGAATTAGGAAAAGAGGATGCGTCTGTTAAAGTTACTGATGTCGTATGTCCAGCTACTAAATTACCACCATTGTTCATGGTTGTAGTAGCAGGGCTTAATACTGTACCACCGTAAAGTCCTGTGCCATAACCGAATCCAGGAGTTTGAGTTGTATTTCCGACTACATAATAAAAGTCCAAGGTCGCGGATCCGGTAGTCGTGAAAGCAGTTGAAGCTCCTTCGTTTTTAGGCATTTGAATTGTAAATGTTGATGAAGTAGGAGTTGTCTTTACCTCAAAAGTAGTCGTAAAGTCTGCTGCAGTAAATGAAGAAGTTCCAGGAATACTTGTTACATTTGAAAATACTACAAGATCACCAACGCTTAATCTTGTGGATGTGGGGCAAGTTACTGTTACCACATTAGAATTATTTGTTGTAGTAAAACAACTTGTTAAAGATTGTTGTCTTGATGCATCAAGTGGATGAATATCATAAAACGCACCCTCATAATAAATATATAAAATTTTACTAGTGCCGATTGCAGCGTATTTATTACCTGCTAAATCAAACCAAGTGTGCTGATCTCTAGCGACACCCACTAAAGTTGTAGTTCCTAATTGCTCCCATCCACCAATTTTTTCTGGTAAACCATATCTAAACCTTACATTTTCACCATTAACCCATCTGCCTTCTGCACCGGTTTCGGTTAATTGTTTATCAAATCCAGGTATTAATTGTACTTTTGCTAGAGCCATGGCTTTAGTATATTATAAAAGATTACTTTTTGAAACCCTTGTACCATGCAGGTAGACCTATAAAAGGTCTTTTATCGTACTCATTTTCTTTAGAATTTTTAGAACCTTTTTTATTATAGTGTAAAAAAACCTGACCACAGTCTTTTCCTTTAAATTCTTCTCTCCAATGTTCTAAATCACAACCAGAATAAATTAACATATCTCCTGGATTTAAGGTTATCTTAATACCAGCCTGACCTGTCTTACCTGTAGGATCTACAAATATAGGCCAATCATCACCTCCTAAATTTAGGGTGGTTGAAACTTCACAAGAGTATCTATCTTTATGCCTAGCTAAAACATCTCCTTTTTTATAAATTCTAGCATAAGAATATGTCTCAGATAACTTTAAACCTGTGTGTTTTTCCATAACTGGTTTAACATTTTGTAGTAAAGTTTCCATAACCACATCGCTGTAATGTGAATATGTATTAGGAACTTGAGGATCATTCCACACTCCCCAATACTCTGTAAAAGGAGAAAGATATTTATCATCAAATAAAAATTTAGCTACTCTTCTTTTGTTTAAAAAATAATTATAAACAAAATCTGCTAATTCTTTTGAAATAGCTTTTTTTAATACTGTGTATTTATTTTGTTTAAACGACATTTAAAACTCCTTTTGGTATTGCTTGACAGTTCCAGTGTATAAATCTAAATGGTTCATACCCTACATCTACCACATATTGGTGAGGTAAGTAAGATGGAAAAAATATCATTCTACCTGGTGTTGTTTTATAATTAACTTGTGATGATGCAAAAGTTATCTTTGTTTTATCTTTCTCAGGTAAAAGATTCATAACATTACCTGGTCTTGGATCCTCAAATAATGGCATTGATGTTTTTTCACTAGCTTTTAAAAAATAAAATCCCGATATATGGCCGTTCCAATGTGTATGTAAAGTGTGATGTCCTCCTCCGTCTTTAGCAAATTCTTGCACCCATAATTCAGTTATAAATACTTGATGACCAGACATATCAAATCCCATTTCATCTAATAAATTATGTGCAGTTGCTCCTACATAATTTTGCAAGTCTTTAAATTTAGGGTCACCAATTAATGATGTAGAATGATACACATGGCCCATATCGCCTTTGTTACCAAACTTTTTATTTCTTTCATCTATTTGTTTTTTTAAATTTTTTTGGGATTTTTTAATATAAGGATCAGAAGCTTTATTTAGTTTGTTCACAAATTTAGGTTGATCTGCAAACCAGATAGGACATTTAAAATATTCCTCTAATTGTAATTGTTTTGGAAAAGTCATACTCATTTAAAAGGTAGCCCCAAATTCCATATTACTAAACTATATCTTGATCCTTTTTTTACTGGACATACTCTGTGCCAAACATGAGATGGAAACACAACTAAAGAACCCTTTGGTAATATTTCTGTGCATTTTTTTATATTTGGTTTTTTATCTGGATCATTATTTCTAAAATCAAATTCTAGTTCACCACCTTTATAATCTTTAGGATCTGATAAACTGACTGTTACAGATAATTTTCTTACCTTACCATGAATCGGATCATTTGGATTTTCTCTTATGTAAGGTCTATCCCAACTATCACAATGCCAATCATAATATTGGCCTTTTTCATATTTTGTAAATTGACAAGACTCACTGTAGTTCCAATCAAAATTCCAATTAGCATTTTTATTTGCTGTGTGAACATAAGGTTGAATTTCTTTATATATCCATCTATCATTCATCCACACAATATTAGAGTCTCTTTTCTTTTTTAAATCGATTATTTGTTTTTGGTTTAATTTTTTATCTCCAAAACCACCGGTGACTGCCATTTGATCAGAAATAGATTTTCCATATTTTACTATATCATCACAGATTCTGTTGGGAATTACTGATTGAAAATACCAAAAGTAATTAATTAGGTTCATACCACTTCAAAAGATATAGCAAAGATTAAGAAACTGTCAATGTTCCAGATGTTTTAAATACAGCAACTTTTTCTCCACCTGGATGTGCTGCTGTTAAATTTGTACCTGGAGATACAGCCAATGTTGCACAAGCAGGGAATCTCATAATTACAACTCCTGATCCACCTGTTCCACCTGCAGGTCCACCATCTTTTGAACCACCTCCACCACCACCAGTGTTAGCTGTAGCGTTGTTTCCTGCTCCACCTGATCCTCCAGCACCACCACCTGAAGTACCTGGTCCACCTGCTCCGACACAACTACCACCACCTCCACCACCTGCAAACGCAGTAATAGAAAAAGGTGTTGCTCCACAGTTAATTAAATTAGGCACTCCAATACCACCAGTTCCACCAGCAGGACTTGATGCAGCACCAGGTCCACCAGAACCACCGGCACCTCCACCACCACCCATTGGTCCTCTAGGTGTTGTGCCTCCAGCT